AGCTGTTGAGCAGCTAATAAAGGTAGCTAAAGAAGATATTATAAAGCCCGACCCTGATGATGAACTGGCGGCAGATAGATTAAAGAACGCAGCAGCAACAAAGAAGCTTGCTATATTTGATGCGTTTGAGATATTAAATAAAATAGATTTAGAAGAAGAGGTCATTAACTCTGGAGGACAAGTAGATAAAACAGATACAAAACAAGGATTTGCAGAACGAAGGTCAAAATAAATTATATCAGGTAATAAAAGATTATATACCTAAGTCTGTTCTTACAAAAAAGAATAGAGCTAAGACGTGGTTATATGGGTACAATGAAAAGTATGATATTGTAATTATATCTAAAAACGGTACGATAGGTCAAATAATAAACATTAACGGCTTAGCCATTGCTTTTCCAAAAGAGCCAAAGGAAATGTTTAAACGTTCTGAGAAAAAAGAAGAACAGTATTGGGAGAGAGAAGAGTTACCTAAGGATTTATCTAGAATTAATTCTATATTCCAGTGGAACGACAGACCTTCTGCATTTAAAAACAAATGGGTAGATTATATAGAGTCGGAGTTTGATAGAAGAGAATTAGGTTTCTGGTTCTACAATAATGGAAAACCAACTTACATTACAGGTTCTCATTATATGTATTTGCAATGGACAAGTATAGATGTTGGATATCCAGATTACCGTGAGGCAAATAGGATTTTCTTTTTATATTGGGAAGCTTGTAAAGCAGACAAGAGATGCTTTGGTATGGACTATCTTAAGATAAGACGTTCAGGGTTTTCTTTTATGGGGTCATCTGAATGTGTAAACACAGGAACTCTAGCTAGAGATTCAAGGGTTGGTATATTATCTAAAACTGGTTCGGATGCAAAAAAAATGTTTACCGATAAGGTTGTTCCTATAGCAAATAGACTTCCATTCTTTTTTAAACCTATACAGGATGGTATGGATAAACCTAAAACTGAATTAGCCTTCAGAGTTCCAGCTTCTAAAATAACCAAGAAGAATATGCATGAGGTTATGGATGATGAGCTAACAGGGTTAGACACAACAATTGACTGGAAGAACACGGATGATAACTCCTATGATGGTGAGAAACTTTTACTTTTAGTGCATGATGAATCAGGTAAGTGGCTAAAACCAAATAACATTCAAAACAACTGGCGTGTTACTAAGACTTGTTTGAGATTAGGTAGTAAGATAATAGGTAAATGTATGATGGGGTCTACTTCAAATGCGCTTAGTAAAGGGGGTGAGAACTTCAAGCGTTTGTTTGAGGATTCAGATTTAAAAACTCGTAATGCAAATGGTCAGACTAAATCAGGACTGTATAATCTATTTATTCCTATGGAGTGGAACATGGAAGGGTTTATAGATAGGTTTGGTATGCCTGTGTTTAGAAAGCCTGAGAAAAAAATTAAAGGGGTTGATGATGAGTGGATAACAAACGGAGCAATTGATTATTGGGAGGCAGAGGTAGATTCATTAAAAAAAGACGCTGATGCCCTAAATGAATTTTACAGACAGTTTCCTAGAACAGAGTCACACGCATTTAGAGACGAGAGTAAATCATCGCTATTTAATTTAACCAAGATATATCAGCAGATAGATTATAATGATTCTTTGATAATGGAACATCACATGACAAGAGGTAGATTTTACTGGAAGGATGGTGTAAAAGATTCTGAGGTAATTTGGACTCCAGATTCAAGAGGAAGATTTAAAGTGTCGTGGATTCCTAACAAAGGGCTAACTAATAAAAAGATTCAAAAGCATGGAGTGTGCTTTCCTCTTAATGAACATATAGGAGCATTTGGGTGTGACTCGTATGATATATCTGGAACAGTGGGAGGAGGAGGTTCTAATGGAGCTCTGCATGGTTTAACTAAATATAATATGGATGAAGCTCCGAGTAATGAGTTTTTTTTAGAGTATGTTGCTAGACCACAAACGGCGGAAATATTTTTTGAAGAAGTATTAATGGCTTGTGTATTTTATGGAATGCCTATACTTGTTGAAAACAATAAACCTAGGTTACTCTATCACTTTAAAAACAGAGGGTATAGAGGTTTTAGCATGAACAGACCTGACAAGCATTACAACAAATTATCAAAGACAGAAAAAGAGCTTGGTGGTATACCGAACACTTCTGAAGATGTAAAACAATCACACGCAGCAGCTATAGAATCATATATAGAAAAACACGTGGGTATAGATTTAGATGGTCATAGTAGGCCTGGAGATGAAATGGGAAGTATGTATTTCACAAGGACTTTAGAAGATTGGGCAAGGTTTGATATTAGTGCTAGAACTAAATTTGATGCTAGTATTAGTTCAGGTCTTGCAATTATGGCAAATCAAAAGAATGTATATCTTCCAGAGAAAAAACAATCAAAAATAAGTCTTAACTTTGCACAATATAATAATAAAGGAACATTAAGTGAATTAATTAGATGAAAGAGGTAAACATAAACATTTCATCTGTAGGATTCCCTAGTCAGTTTGTGTCTGATGCTGAGAAGGCAACTGATGAGTTTGGTTTACAAATAGGGCAGGCTATTCAATATGAATGGTTTCGTAAAGATTCTAACGGATGCCGATACTATAGTCAATGGAGGGACTTTAACAGACTACGCCTTTACGCAAGAGGTGAACAATCCATAGCAAAATATAAAAATGAATTAGCCGTAGATGGTGATTTATCTTATCTTAACTTAGACTGGACTCCAGTTCCTATTATACCAAAATTTGTAGACATCGTTGTTAATGGTATGTCAGACAGGTTATTTAAAGTAAAGGCATATGCTCAAGATGCTATTTCACAAGAACATAGAAGTGAGTATCAAAAAATGATACAAGGTCAAATGGCTGCTAAACAAGTATTGACAGTAATACAAGAAGGCACTGGGTTTAATCCTTTTACAATGAATCCTGATGATTTACCTTCTAGTGATGAAGAGCTTTCTCTTTACATGAATCTAAATTATAAACCGGCTATTGAAATTGCAGAAGAAGAAGCTATTGATACCCTTTTTGCGGAAAATCATTATGATGATATTCGTAAACGTTTAGACTATGATATGATGGTGGCTGGTATAGCTGTAGCAAAACATGAGTTTTTACCTGGTTCAGGAGTTAATGTTTCATATGTCGACCCAGCCAATATTGTTTATAGTTATACTGAAGACCCGCATTTTAAAGATTGTTTTTACTGGGGAGAAATTAAAACTGTTCCTATTGCAGAGTTGATGAAAATTGACCCTACCCTTACAAATGATGATTTAGATAAAATATCTAAATACAGTCAAAGCTGGTATAACTATTTTAATACGGCTCAGTTTTACGAGAATGATATATTCTATCGTGATACTTGTACGTTAATGTACTTTAATTATAAAACCACTAAGAAGATGGTTTATAAGAAAAAGGTTAATGAAAATGGTAACATGAAGATGATAGAAAAAGATGATGGATTTAATCCGCCTGAAGAAATGATGGAGGAGAATAATTTTGAAAAAGTAGAAAAGACAATTGATGTATGGTATGATGGAGTTATGGTTATGGGAACTAACATAATATTGAAATGGGAGCTTGCTAAAAACATGGTAAGACCAAAGTCATCTTCTCAGCATGCAATGCCTAATTATGTAGCTGTTGCTCCTAGAATGTATAAGGGTGTTATTGAATCATTAGTTAGAAGAATGATTCCGTATGCTGATTTGATACAGATGACACATTTAAAGCTACAACAAGTTATTGCTCGTACAGTACCAGATGGGGTATATATAGATGCAGATGGTTTAAACGAGGTTGACCTTGGTACGGGCGCAGCATATAATCCAGAGGATGCACTGCGTTTATATTTTCAAACAGGTAGTGTGATTGGTAGAAGCTATACGCAAGAAGGTGATTATAATCAAGGTAAAATACCAATACAGCAGCTTACAAGCAATTCGGGAGCTTCTAAGACACAAATGCTTATAGCTAACCTAAACCACTATTTAGACATGATTCGAGCTGTAACAGGCTTAAATGAAGCGAGAGACGGTACAATTGCTAACTCTGACGCACTAGTAGGTGTTCAAAAGCTAGCAGCTTTAAGTTCTAATACAGCTACTCGTCATATATTAGATGGTAGTCTTTACATATATAGAACGTTAGCTGAGGCTTTAACTTATAGGGTAGCGGATATTTTAGAGTATGCAGACTTTAAAGATGACTTTATAAATAAAATAGGTAAATACAATGTGAGTATTCTTGAAGATATTTCAGACCTATACATATATGACTTTGGTGTTTTTATAGAACTTTCACCTGATGAAGAACAACAAGCTTTATTAGAGCAGAATATTCAAATGGCTTTATCTAAACAAGATATAAACCTTGAAGATGCTATTGATATACGTGAAATTAAAAACATAAAGCTAGCTAATCAATTACTTAAAGTTAAGCGTAAAGCAAAACAAGAAGCAGACCAGCAAAGAGAGGCGCAAATGCAACAAATGCAATCTCAACAACAAATGCAAATGCAACAAATGAAAGCTCAAATGGATGCACAAAAAATTCAAATGGAGATGGAAGCTAAGCTTAAATATAGAGAAGCAGACATACAATTTGAAATCCAAAAGCAGGCTGCGGAAGCAGATTTAAAAGCTCAGTTAATGAAACAAGAGTTTCAATATAGTATGCAGCTTCAGGGTATGACACAAGAGCAATTAGGCATGAGAGAAAGTGCAAAAGAAAAAGCTAAAAGCGACAGAATAAGTCAGCAAAGCACTGAACAGTCCGAGCTTATAAATCAACGTAAAAATAATTTACCTCCTAAGAATTTTGAATCTAATGAAGATTCCTTAGACGGGTTTGACCTTGCAGAATTTGAGCCAAGATAGTGTTTAAATTTTGCGTAACTTTGCAACTAAATTAAATTAAATCAAATGGATATTAAAGTAAGAGAAGTAACGGCTGAAGAAAAGTCGTCTCAACAAATAGAACAAGAACTCCTTGATAAGCATGAGGAGAAACAGCAGTTAGAAACTGCACAAGTTGATTCTACTGAAACACAAGAAGAAACTGTAGAACAAGACAATACAACAGAAGATAATACGGATAAAGTTGAAGCTCCTGTAGAACAAGAAACTTTAACTCCAAAAGAGTTAGACGAAAATGAAGTTCTTTCATATATTGGAAAAAGATACGGTAAGGAAATTAATTCTATTGATGAATTAGTTAGCAAGCGTGAGGAAAGCGAACCGCTTCCTAAAGACGTTGCTGCTTACCTAAAGTATAAAAAAGAAACTGGACGTGGTTTTAATGACTTTGCAAAACTGCAAAGAGATTACACTGATTTAAGTCCAGATGCTTTGCTACGTGAATATTACTCTATAACTGAAGAAGGTTTAGATTCAGAAGATATAGATTTATTAATGGAAGATTTTGTTTATGACGAAGATGTTCATGAACCAACTGAAATTAAAAAAATAAAACTAGCAAAGAAAAAAGAAATTGCTAAAGCTAAAAAGTTTCTTAATGAACAGCAGGAACAATACAAACAGCCTCTTGAGTCAAGGGAAAGTTCTGCCACTGCTAATAATGAACTGATAGAATATAGGCAATATTTAGAGTCAGCTAAAACACAACAAGAAGAAGCAACTCAAAAAAGAGAATGGTTCGTTAAAAAAAGCAACGAGGTATTCAGCTCCGAATTTAAAGGTTTTAAATTCAACATAGGAGAAAATGAGTTGGTGTATTCTCCAGGTAGTGCTTCTGAACTTAAAAAAGCTCAAGATTCTCCATTAAATTTTATAAACAAATATTTGGATTCTAGAGGTTTTATTAAAGATGCAGAAGGTTATCACAAGTCATTAGCTGTCGCAATGAATCCTGAGAAGTTTGCTCAGTTCTTTTATGAACAAGGGCAATCACAGGCAACTGACGATGTAATACGTAAAACAAAAAATGTCAATATGACTGAGCGTAGTGCACCAGAGGTTTCTGTCAAATCAGGTTTTCAAGTGAAAGCAGTTTCTCAGCCTTCGAGCAAAGGACTGCGAATTAAGAGTATAAAAAAAACGTAATAATAATTTAAAATAATATAACATGGCAGGACAAGTAAA